CCATCAGTACTACCAAGACATGGTCGAATGGCACGAGGTCTGGAGTTGTGGCGGGATCGGCGCTCGTGTGCATGGGATAGACGCGGCCTTGGGTCAAGCGATGGATGAGGTCGCTGGGGAATACTGTTACATTGCGTTTACCAAAAACCTGCCTCACCCGTTGAATCTCCCCCCGACTCTGGTCGAACAAGCTCCTCCTGATGCGATCCGAGAAGCACTGCGGTGGAGGACATCTCGCTTTGGGAGCGTCTTCGAATGCTGGAAAGACCGCCGGTGGCCCTGTGAGTTCCTGGAGTTTTACCCGCTAGCCGGAAGTCCGTGGCCGATAGCGCCCTTGGCACCGGGCCTGCCCTACCTGTTGGCGATGAACATCCTGCTTGTCAGTCACCTGCAGATGAGCTACGACCGTCGAAGAGATATAATCGGCGTTTACGAGCACATGGCGCAGCAGGTCAACGAGGCGCTTAACAGCGAAGCCACACCCTGCGTTATCAAACTGACCTCAGCAGCTCAGCAGTCCATTTCTGAGGTGATGACGTACCTGCAGAGGCCCGCGGTCGGGGGCGACTTGTTGCAGTGGGTCGAGTACCTTGACAGGCAATTCCAGAAGGCCACTGGGCTTGACGACCTCAGCTACGGGATCGCAACAAAGCAATCCCGCGTAGTTGCTGATGTGCAGTTGCGACAACAAAAGAGTGCGGTCCGGCCAGACAAAATGGCGGAAGACGTTGCCGAATTCCTTCGCCGCGTCGCTACCAAAGAGCTGTGGTTGTGCGCTCAGTACGTAACCGGGGAGTCCCTGACTCCTCTGCTTGGCCCGTACGGTTCTCAGGTGTGGGAGCAGCAGGTCCGTGCTATCCCGTTTGAGCAGCTCGTCAGGCAGTTTGACGCTTCCGTCGAGGTCACGGAAATGCGGCGTCCCGACAACGACAAAGAGATCGCAGACCACGAGAGGATCCTTCCGTTCCTGCTGCCGGTGCTGCAGTCGTACGCTCAGACTACAGGGGACACCACGCCCCTGAACAATCTGACGCAACGGTATTTCAGTGCGATGCAGTTGAAAGACCCTGCCGCGTTTGTCATGCAGGGGTGGTCACAGCAGCCAGACCCGGCAGCGATGCAGTTGCAGCAGCAGATGACGGCGGCTCAGTTGGCGAAACTTGCAGCAGATACGGACGAAACCCGCGCCAAAACCACGGCCCGACTGGTGGATGCGAATTTCAAATCGCAGGGGGCTACTGCCCCGGCGATGCAGCGAATGCGGTTCGCCGAACTGCAGCACGCACAAAAGATGAGGCAGCAGGACGAGACCCACATTCAGAATCTGTTGTTCGCGCAAGAGCAAGCCGAAATGGAAAGGAATAACCGTGTCCAGTAAACCCCCACAGCGGTACAGTCGTTTGTCGGATCAGTCTGAGTTTGAGGCGGTGTGGGCCTGCGGGCCGGAAGCCGTGGCGTTCTTTGACACCATAGTAGCCCGCGAGGGCGTGCGTATGGCGGCCATGCTGGCGTGTCGGAAGGCCCCCACAACCGGGGTCGATGATCGCATGGTGATGGCGAACGAGGGCAATGTCGAGAAAACGTTCCGGGGTTGCCCTGAGATGTTGGCGCTGTACCGCAAAAACTACCGGGCAAAAACCGGCGAGGATTTGCCAGCCGACGCTGTGGTGTACCGCGGCCTGGTTGAGTACCCCGGGGACCCTCGTGCGGTCGTCACCCACAAAAACTCTCTGCAGAGTGTGCAGGAGTATGCTCGGGAGCGGGGCCGCGATGTGCAGGGCGACTGGGAAGTAGTCGGCGACCAAGTCACGCCCACCCCGCAGATTGTTCGCATGGCCCCTGACATTGTTCAGAGGTATATGAACGAATACCGTCAGGAGCAGCCAGACACGTACCGCAATGTGTCGGATGCAGACCTGAAGGAAGAGGTGATTTACCAGCACACCAAGCTGGTAACCGCTGACGACGTTCGAAACGCACCCACGACACTGGAGCAGTGCGCCAAGGTTTTCAAAGATGCTACTTAGCTTTGCGGACGTCATGAGTTTTTTGGCCACCCAGCTCGACACCATACTGTCGGGCAGTCTGGAGCAGCGCGTACGTAACGCTGTGCAGATGGCGTGGGGGCGCATGCACACTCTCGCAAGCTGGAGTTACTTCCACCGTTCGGGAGTGCTGCGGGTGTATCCCGGCCAAAACACAGGCACTGTGTCGTTCTCCAAAAACACCGGGTTGGTCACCCTCACCGGGAACACGTTTCCGGAGATGGCTCCTACCCAACACCTTCTCATAGATCGCACGTGGTACCCTATTTTCCGTAGGCTCAGCTCTACACAGGTTGAGCTGTACCCAGAGACCAGACCCGCCGTAGACCTGACTGACGTGAGTTATGTGCTGCAGCAGGTACTGTACCCCCTACCTGCTGAGGTAAGTGATGTCATAGTGGTGTACGAAGGCCACCAAAACATCCGGATGTGGCGAGTTTCTCCGACAACAGCGTTTCAAATCCAAGAGGGGTTTTCGTGGTCGCCGACGTTGCCGACGCAGTATTCGATTTTTGCGGACCCCCGGCACCCCGGGCGGTGGTGCTTATGGATACCCTGCGAGATCTACACACCCACAGAACTGGCGTACATGTACCAAGCCCGACGCCCGTCGCAGTTACTTGTCCGGGAGTCGAGAGGAACGGTCAGCGTTGCCGACGGGATCGCCACCTTTTCAGACCCGATAGTGACACCCGCTTTTGTTGGTGCGGTGTTGAGGCTGTCGGCTAGCGCGACGACACCCCCTGTCGGCTCGTACGGCGATTACGCACAAGACCCGTCGGTCTTAGAAACCCCCGTGTCGGAAATGCTGGTGACAGCGTTCTTATCCTCCACGCAAGTGCGAGTGTCAGACACAACCGCATCGGCGAGCGGGGTGGCTTACGTGGCGTCCACCCACATTGACTGCGCGGGCGGGGCCATGCAAAGCCTGGTGTTCCGCTTAGCCGAAGACGAATATGGCACACGCCCGGTGGGGAACCACAACGAAAAACTGGTGTCGAAGTCCAATCTCGCGGACGCAGTCCGCGAAGCCTTAGCCGCGGATAACCGAAACGTCACCAACATGCGTTCTGAACTTCAGTATTGGTACGGGCTGCGGCTGAAGGATATCGGATATGTCGTCTCCTGAAACGAGAATCCTGTCTCGCACCCTGACGATTCTGCAGACCTTGGCCGCACAAAACAAATTTGTGCCGGTCGAGGGGGAGCGGTGCCGGCAGGTTCACCCTTCTGCAATCCGCCAAGTCCGAGCGTTGGAAGGGTCCGAGCAGACACGCACTTCGAGCGGTGTAGGGAACATCCCGTTGCCGGCCATTCTTGTGTCGGCGTTACCGGTTGACACAGCCACCCCGTCCGGCGTCTCGACAGCGGATGACGAGATTGTTCGTGTCGCTATCCTCATCGTCGAGAACTGCCCTCAATCCAATTTGACGACGTTCGAGTCTTTTTCTCAGTGGCAGTCAATAATCCGCCAATCGCTTTTGACCACACCCAATCCGTTCTTGCAGGACGCCAGTCCAACAGAGTATGATCCTTACGTTGTTCAGACCGTGCGACGCACGAGCGTAGACCCTGCATCGTTTGTGCGGAGTGCTCAAGTTGTGGCACAGTTTGTGTTTCAGGTTATGGTGCGGCACCCTCGTGGAGCGTGAGACATGCCAGTAAGCACGGGCGTCAGCAGTCGGGTCAGTATCGGAGGAAACGCTTTCTGTTTCGCTTCGTTTGAAGACAGCTCGACGCAAGAGCGTGTGGTAAACCCGTCGGCTATTTGCGGTAGTCGCGATCCGATTGTGCAGCGGGTAGCCACTGGCCGCAAGCTGGTGCAGTTCCAGCTCACACACGACGCTACTCGACCGATCCTTGACCAACTGCTCGCGTTGGCCGGCACTACTCGCACGGGAGCCGGTACGCAGGCGTCTCCGTGGTTGTACACGGCGAATGAGTCTGTAGGCACCACCGAGATCTGCGTTGACAAGGTTGGCGCTAAGCACAAATACACGTCTTGCCGACTGCAGCGGTTGGTGTTGCGCGGTCAGGTCGGCACTATGCCTATCCAAGCCGAGTCCACTTGGATTGCGACAGATGAAATTGAGGACGCCGCGTTCTCGTTTGTGGACGGGACCGTTGACAACCTGATCGCATTCCCGGGGGCGGATCTTACTGTCGGCGGGGTGGCCGCGGCCCATGACCGCTACGCTATCGTGATTGACAACAGGTTGGTGCCGAGCTGGAATGCCAGCGAGACGGTGACCGACGTCGGTCCCGGGCCGCGACAGGTACTGCTGGCCTTCGCTTGCCCGTACATCGCAGCGAACAAAGACCACTACTGGCTGAACCGAGCTGTCACGCCCCGCGCTTTGTCTCACCGTATCACTAACGGGAACGACTCTCTCACATTCAGCATGGGGTATGGCGTGCTTGTGCCCCAAAGCCCGTCGGTGCCGGGCGCTACGGAAGAGATCAGGATCAACGAAACATGGGAGGCGTACCGAAGCGGCAACGACCCGGCGTTTACGTTTTCGCTGTACGGCACTTGACGAGGTTTTGAGATGACCCCCACACTGATACCCGCGGAGATTGATGACGGGGCGACAGCAGCCGTCAATCTTAAGTCCAGAGCGGCTGAGATGTCGCCTGTGCTGTACGTCAGATCCACGGTCGGATTGGTGGAACCGACAGAGCTGTTTGCCGCGTATACGAGGTTCGATAAAAACAGGCGTTGGCTTTTGCCGGTATTCCAACCCCCGTACGTTTTCACGTTACGTCCGGTCGATTCCATCGAAGACCTTATCAAAACGGTGGTCTCCAGTAGCGAAGATTTTATCGCAGTGTTGCAGGCGATGGCAAAACCCGCCTTGACGCCTGAGCAGGTTCGAGATCACGCTGTCATGCAAG